ACGATAATCAATTGAATTTTGATTTCTTAGAAAAAATAAAAATAAAACCAATAAAATTTTTGGCTAGGAAAAAAAGTGTTTCAGCAGGTGGATTTACACTAGGAACTAGCAGTGATACTTCGCAAACGCTAAATACAAACACCAATGCACTAAATATAGGCACGACCACATTCACTACTCTTGTGGAGGAAGAATTTTGATAACTGAAAAATTACAGAACTTATTGGCTACTCAACTAAAAACTTTAGTTGATGCCGGAAGTGCAAAGGTAGGATTAGGTGGAAATTCTACTTACTCTTCACAGACAGATTTAGATGTAATTTTATCAACTGCAACTTCTGTATCTTGTGTTCAATCCGATGCTAATGTTGTTCAAATCAAAGTAACAATGTCCGGTTCGGCGGCGGCTATGACAGGTCAAGTTATTAGAGAAGTAGGGGTTTTCGATAGTAGTTCTAACATGCTAGTTAGAGAAAACTTTGAAGGTATTGGGCCATTTTCTTCTAATGACACATTAGAGTTTTTTATAATATTGGAGGTAGAGTGATATGCCAACTGAAGCGAACCCGCATTATTTTGCTACAAATACAAAAGATGATACATCAATAGACCAAATAACCGACTCGGTAGATTTTCCACATACAGGATTAATTAAAGCATTAAGTTTAGGCATGAAAGGAAACTATGCCGTAAAGGGGTCGGCAACAGATTTTGACATTACACAAGCAAGCAGTGGAAATGTATTACAAGTAGCGGAAGGTAAAATACTCCGTGACGGTGCTTTTCTTGCAGTAGCAGCAAAGAATTTTACTGCTAGTGATTTCCAAGCAACTACTAACACCCACCATTTATTAATTGCTGATAACGCATCTCCTCCTGTATTACAAATAAGAAAACACGGTAGTTCTACTCAAAATGCAATACCTCCATATACAGAAGGAGATACAATAATTGCAGTTGTTACTTATACAAGTGATGGTTTTAACGACTTAAAGATTCAATACTTAACAACAGGTAAAGTTGCTAACAATGTAAGTATTGGCTATGATAGTTCGGGATATAACGAGGCTATGTCAATAAGTGCAAATGCCGGAGACACTACAATAGAAAACAAAGTATCGGATAAGGATATTATTTTTAAAGTAAATGACGGCGGGGCTTCAAGTGAATCTATGAGAATTGATGGTGATATAAACCAAGTTAAGATTAAGTCTTTAGGTATTGGAACGGCAGCCGAATTTACAATAACAGAATCTAGCGACGATATTACAATTAAGAATACTGTTAGTGATAAGGACATTATTTTTAATATTAATGACGGAGGAAGCGATACTGAAATTATGAGATTCGATGGTTCTACATCGACGGTAGGTATAGGAACTGCAAGCCCCGATGCTAACGCTAAGTTATCAGTAGAAGGTGCAATATCTTTAGACGAAATATCAGCCCCTACAAATACTGCTGATAGAGGACAATTATATACTAACGCTGATAATCATTTACATTTTATTAATGGTGCAGGAACGGATGTAAAAGTTACAGAAGAAGTTTTTATTGTGGCTTTATCGGATGAAACTACCGACTTAACTACGGGAACTGCTAAGGCAAGTTTCAATATGCCATTTGCTATGACATTAACAGGAGTAAAAGCAAACTGCACAACTGCTCCGGTAGGTTCTACAATTATAGTAGACATTAATGAAGCAGGTTCTACAATACTAAGCACTAAACTATCTATTGATGCAAGCGAAACTACTTCCACTTCGGCTGCTTCGGCTGCGGTAATAAGCGATACTGCCTTAGCCAATGATGCTTTAATTACTTTTGATATAGACCAAATAGGTTCTTCAACTGCCGGTAAAGGATTAAAGGTTACACTATATGGTTATAGGGCGTGATGTTATACCTGTTCATATAATAAATTCATACATTCAATTTCCTGCTTCCGTTGGGGCAAGTAATTTTATACAAATTGCTACTAGTGCTAGTGGTAATTATCCCAACAGTTCTAGTGGTGGAGCAGTTAAATTTGGCTTTTATCAAGGAACTACGGTAATAGGAGGAGTATTTGACGGGTCAAGTGGACTTGGTACTGCATCTTCTCCAACTAGAACAACACAATCAGCCACACTAGCAACTTCTACAATACAAACCGCACATTCTAGTAGTGCCTTTGGTGCTTTATTTATTGTTATAGGAGGGTATCTTAGAGGATGGGATGATTCTACTACTGCCAACAATAGCGGTGTAAGCAGTATAAATTGGAAAGTTGAATCGGGGGCATTAGTAAGTAGTAGCATGAGTAATGGGACTTCAATACAACTCCAACAAATAACTTCTGTTCATCCTTCAAATAATTCGGGTACTTATAGAGATAGAACGCCTATTCAAGATAATACGGCTATGCCTTCTAGTAGTATAGACCATACAGGAGGAATTTATGCGTTAGGATTTTCGGGTTCGGCAAGTATTTATATGGCGAGACTACAGTTAGGAGGGGGTAGAGGCGGTGCTACTTTTCCTGCAACTAATGATACTTTTACTCTTAGACTAAGTGCCGAAGGAACTATTGGTGGAGTTGCACAAGAAGTAGTTCACGATATTATAGTTACATTCTAATTGAGGAATTAAAATGACAAGAATAACAGTTAATATACCGCAGGGAGTATCGGGAGATTTTGAAGTTGCCCACTATACTAATACAACTACTGACAATATGTGGCAATTGTATTTAGAAATGAAACAAGAATCTAACTTAAATTATTGTGTATTACTACATAGTGATTGTGATATGCCAATTATGCAAGACTCGGAAGCGGAATATAGAGAACATCAGTGGTTATGGGATAAAGCCACAGGTCATGTTTTAATCGGAGGACTAGGTATAGGCATGGTAAATGTTGCATTACTAACAAATCCAAATGTTACCTCGGTTACAATCATAGAAAATTCACAAGATGTAATAAATTTAGTTTGGCCTCATTGTGCTAAAGACAATAGATTTAATTTAATACAGGCTGATATAGAAACTTGGAATCCACCTTCGGGTTCTCAATGGGATGTAGCATGGTTCGACACTTGGACTACTGCTAATTCTCTTTCATGCAGTGAATATGAAACTTTAATGAGAAACAAATATTCTAGTTATTGCACCGAAATAGGTTTTTGGGGAAGTTTACCACCGCAATAGTTCAACATGTTATTTTTAACTTACATAGTTTTAATTTCAATCATCGGCATTATATGGGGATTTACAATTACTTGGCTATTTTACGATGAAGATAAACCGTTAAATTTTATTATTCTAAATTCAACGGAAGATGAAGTTTGCACTTATGTAGAAAAAAAATGAATTTTTTATAAATTAAAAATTTGAAAAAAAATGCCAAAAAAAAAGGAAAGAGAGTAGCCTAAACTACTCTCTCTCCTAATTATTTAGTGTCTTTCGACCATATACCCTTACAAGACCGACATTCCCAAAGTTTTACTTGCTCGCTAGAGCCAACATAGAATCCTAAGATTCTCTTTGCTAATGTCTTATCTCCACAATAAGCACACTTCTGTTTTAAACTCATTTCTTTTCTTCCGTTTGACCCATTAATCTTTTGATATAATCATCGACGCTTTGTTCTGTAATGTTTGTTCCACCAAAGGCGGCGAAAAACAATAGCGTCAAGATAATCATAAAGATGAATAAGCCGAACCATTCTGCCGTAGACATTACCAATCAACCTCCAAATTTACAAATTCCTCTTTTTCTATCGAGAATGCTTTAACAATCCCATGTTCTTGTCCATACTTCCATAAGTCATAAACTAATTGTGTATCTTTCATGCAGTATTCAACTACCTCATCATATTGACCCATCTTCCATAACTTAGGTGCATCGGCACTATCCATCAACTTAGCATCATTCATGGTGCATTTTACAAGATTCTTAAGTTGAAATCTTTCCCCATGTTCTTTAAGTAATATCTTGCTAGTATCAATATAATTTTCATCCCCTAAATATTTATGAATACAATATATATCCATAGAGTCTCTAAGAATTGGTAAATCAAACGCTGCGATATTGTGACCTAAAACTTTACCACCTTTAGATAAGTGGTCGTCTAAATCATATTTTAGTTCACCTAGATTTTTAACTATATGGCCGGACTTGGCAAAAGACTCTACGGGTTCATCAACATAGACAGTTCCATTAGAACCATCCCATGTTGCCACTGTCGATACTTGAAACATATGCGTATTACTAAAGCCACCAATCTCATGTGACATGTTTTTAGTTTCAATGTCTAATGCTAGAACTGACATGCTTAATCACTAGACCAAAGTTTACTAATCTTTTCCGCTTCTTCATCTACTGATGGTTCATCTGCACCAATTCTTCTCTTTAGAAAAGCGACAATGTTTGCACCTGCTATACTTAGCATGGAACAACATTCCCAACCTTCATCACCGTAAGTATCTAATGTTTCAATTATTACCTTCGGCCCTTTTGTTACATCAAACACCACATATGTATTTTCGTATTTCATTTCTTTTCCTCCTCTTTCAATTTATAATAAACAGAACGCCCTTTTTTATCCTTTTCTAATAACTTCATTTCTTCATATTTGTCACATAGTCTTCTAATGGTTCTATCATTTTTCCCTTTCGACACTAACTCATCTATGAGTAATTTTTTACTGAAAAATCCATCTTCATTCTTTTTCATAGTCCTAATAGTTTCCAAGAAGATTTGCTCATTTGGTGATTGAGTTCGCTTGCCGACCCTCCTAGTGACCTTTAGGCTTCGCTCCAACCATAATACCAATGTGTTATAACATTGTCGGACAATGTTTCCTGCCTGTCTAACATTCCTCCCACTGACAACAAACCTCTTTCCTTCGTTTTTAATATCCTTTGCTTCCGCAATAGAACATAGAACTGACATTTTAATTAGAATCTTCAATAACCTAGTTGTAAAGTTAGATGCAATTTTTCTAACAACGGGGTCACTTGAACTAATGAACTGTTCCATAGTTTCGTATTCTAATAACAATACATCGTTAAAATCTTGAGTATATTTCATTGTCTTAAGTGGGTCTTTTACCTTTCCAAATCTTTCTTTTACAATCTCATATATTTCAAAGAACTCATTAGCAAACTCTTCAATAGGGGCATTGATTTCTTCTATTTTCCCTGCTTTTGAAATTTGCATTCTTCTCATAATATCTAATACACTTTCGGGAACATCCCAAATAAACAAAATCATTCTTTGTAATACACCTTTGTTAGCAATAACTTTTGCTAGTTTTTCCGGTGGATATGTCATGGCTAAAATAGACCTTTCACAATAACAGTTCATCATTTTACCTCTCTTTAGTTTCTTGGTGATTTTCCAAGATTCTCCGGCTAATGTATTCATAAGAGTATTAAGATATACAATGGCCTGTTCTTTATTTTGGCTCTGCTTAAAAACACCGGAATATTCAAACTCATCCCAATGTGCTAATCCGCTACCTTCTAACAAACCTGCTTCTCTTAACCAACCTAATTCTTTACTAGTGTTTCCTTCATCATCCGTTTTTTCAATCATGGCTTCTTCATATCCGCCTATAAGCGCAGCGTCGGTATATTCAGTAGTGGACATAATGTTAAATTGCTTAGGAGAAGATGAGGGAACTTCTCCTTCTCCTTCCCATTGTTCATAATCTACCGAACCATCCGAACTAACATATGTATTCTTAGGGTGTCCTTCATCTTTAGGTTGTGCATTTATTTTGGAAAATAAACTTGCAGTGACGGGTTTTAGAAAAGCCCACAATGTAGATTTACCCGAACCGGAAGTTTGTATTTGACAAAAATGTACTCGACTATCTTCTATGCTTCTACCGTTTGGTATTTGCACAAAGTCTTTACAAATTTGTCCTAGTATAACAAAACAACTTAACGCTGCCGGTATGTCATTCTTGAAGGCTACCTTTACTGCATCTTGCTGAAACCGCCTAATAAAACTAGGCAAGTTAGTATTGAAAATTTTAGTGTTTTCATCTAACTTATAGAGGTATTCTTCTTCTTCTTTGCTCATTTCAATTTCTTCATAATTTATATCTTCATTCATATTTTCACCTTCCCTTCGGAATTTAATACATTCAAGATTCTTTTGGCTAGGGTTCTTCCTATGCCATCCATTTCTTGAAGTTCATCTTCGGTTTGTTCGCCTATTTCCATAATCGAACCATACGCTTTAATCAGCGCATTTGCTTTGCTTACCGACAAGCCTTTAATTGTTGTTAATATATCTATTCTCAAATCATCCGTTGATATTCTTTTGAATATCTCCGGTCTTATTACTTCCCTACTAAGGGGTTTCATTTTACATATAGAAGCGATAATTAACGATGCTTCTTTTTCACTAGATACCCAAAATGCCTTAGCATCAGTATCTAATGTTATTCTACCAATAGCACCAAGAAACTTATTTTTTAATTTATTAGACCAATTAGCCTCTTGTGCAGTGCTTAGTTTATTTTTTGTTTTTATGTATTTTTTGTATTGCATAATTCCTTCATCGATACTACCATAAATAATAACTACATTAGTTTGATAGTGTCTATCCATATTATCTAATTGTGTCCACATTCTTTTACTCATTACTGAACTAATAAAATCATGGGCTGACTTAGCCTCAAAACATACATCATCGTAAACATAATCTCCTATCTCTATCCATTTCTTTTCATAGGGTATCTTCATCTTTAGTGCTTCACTCTCTACTAGTTCTACAAGTTTAGAACCTTTCTTTTCTCTACTATCTATTACTAACATTATGCTTCCTCCGCATGTTCGGGGTATCTCCAACATTTACCAACACAATAACCATTAGGTATTAATACAGTCTTACAATGAGGACTACTATAATTACCATGCACAGTAAATCTTGCATGTTTTCTAGTTTCGTTCTCGTTCCAATCTAGCCATATTTCTTTATTGGTTTCTACCAAATTTCTTATTTCATCTACTATTGCATCTAGTATTTTGTCTTTATCTTCTTTACTTTCTACCTTTCTACAACCGGACAATAAATCTCTATACCATGAAACTAAATATGCTCTAGCCATATGTGAAGGATTCTCAGTCATAATAGCATTGTATAAACAAGGCAAGATAGGCAAAGAGCCTGTTGTTTTAGGAACTGCTATTTCACCACTTATCTCCTCAAAAGAAGGTGCTTCGGGAAATACAACTTTTACAGAACCACTTATTCTAAAAGGAATTTTTCTAGGCTTCTTTGCTAACTCAAGTATTTCATGGACTTGTTTATCTAAGTCAGTCCTAAGTAATGGTATGCAAAAGTATGGATTGCCATTCTCATCCCTAGAACTCATGTTTACTGTATTAGGTATTCTTCTAAGCCTAGTTGCTTGTCCGACCCTATCATCGAGGGTTATATCATTACCTACTATGTTTACTAAGTATTCCTTAATCTCTCTAAAGAAAACCTGTATGTTTCTAATTGTATTCGTGACTTCACCAAAAATAAACAAGTGAAAGCCCCTACCCGAAAAGAAAAGTGTGTGTTGATAATCATTATCAACAACATAAGTCATAACAACATTAACATCTCTCCATGCTTGTTCAATACTTTGACCGTGAGCATCAAAGTCAAGAAAGATTCTATCAAGTATAACTGATGAATCTATCTTGGCTTTTTCTGCAAATTCAGCAAAATCATAAACACTAGTGTAAACATTAGTTCTATTATTTTGAGCCTTTACATAACTCAAGTATTCTTCTTTACTTCTTACTATTCTTCTTGGTAGTGGAGGAGCGTTCTTCATTTGACTCCCCGACCACACTTCTCTCGGAAACTTCATTTTTATTACCACCAAAATTAACTGTTGCGTTATTTAACATATTTCTTACTGTATCTGCTACTTCTGCTCTTAGAGCAATCATAACCGTTTGCTTCATTACATCTTCAAAGACTTCACCAACATAAGTTTCTTTGATTCTAATTTCTCTAATTAACTCAAATCTTTCTATTAGTTTCATTTCCTCGTATATATCAGTAGCAAGACTTTCTATTGTTTTCTTTAAATCGGCTATTTCATTGAATGTCCAATTCTTTGCTAATACTTTTTGTTGTATTATATCATTCACTTTCTTTCAACTCCTTTAATTGTTCATAGGCTTGCAGTCGGCTTCTTTTTAGAGAACTAGCCGTTTTCACAACTGACGCTATGTAAAAACAAACTAATTCATGCTCGTAAGGGTCTAAACTTCTAAGTAATAGTCTAGTTGCCGTAACATAATCATTACAGTCTCTACATACTCTATCTTCAAAATCCTCAAGAAGAGGTTGAGGATTATTACCTTCAAACTCTTTCATCTCTACTTCACATAATTTACATTTTATTATTTTATCATTCATTCTTGTTCCTCCATTTCTATTAACTTCTGTAAGTAAATCGCTAAATCCATAGCCTCTTGTTGGGCATGGATTAACCATTCTTTTCTTGTCAGTTGTTCTTTTTCCATTGTTATACCGTATTTGATTTCTCCAATACCGGCTCTTGTCATTATTTTCTTACAAACGGTTTCTTCTATTCTACTCATTTTATCACCTTCTCGTATCTATCTAACAACATCTTAGCCAAATCATCATGTCCTAAATGTTGTATGATTGTTATTGCATCTATCGCTATTCTATATATTGAGTCGTTCATTCTACTATCCCCATTCCTGTAATTGTTGTAGGAGTCACAACAACATATGGGTTGCTATCCCTCTTCAATAAAATAGTAATTTCACAACCTAGCCCACAAGCCCAATTAGATATTTCACGATATAGTTTTTGAGCATCTTTATATTCCTTAAAAAACAATCTAACTATTTTAGTTCCGCTAGGAGTCGTGTCTTGTTCACACTCTACCGTTCCATTATTAAATTCATAAAGCATATTATCAAACCTCATCCGTTGCTGACATACACAACTCATGTATTTTTTCACAATGCTGACATTTTATTGTCACATTTACTAGTGCTTCAAATTCATTATCTTGTTGAAGTATTGAATGAATATCAACTCCACCCCAAACAAACCATTCGCACATTTCACATTCTTCACTCATATTATCACACCCATGAATCCTCTTCCGCCGCATCGCACATACTAAAATAACTACAATGAGAACATGTCTTAAAGAAAAACTTAGTTGGAAATGTGTCTTGTTCATAGTGCCAAATCAACTTAGCAATATTCTTCATAACAGACTTCATATTTCTACCCTTTGCATTTTCAGCAAATACATAATTAGAAGCCGGATAATACCAACCCCAATGAGTCACAGGAACATTAGGTTCTAATCCATTCTTAATTAGAACTTCATCTTCCGCATTCTCAATAAGCAATTGATAAAAGGCCATTTCTTTTCTCATAGAAGTAGCCTTGTAATCTTTCCATGCCCCCGTTTTATATTCAAATGGAACATAGCCACCATTCTCTTGAAAGACCCTATCAATGATACCTTGAATATGTATCTTGTAATCTCTTCTAAGTGGAAACTTAGGATTAGTATTAGCCTCTATTGTTATTTCAGCATCAAACAGTCCTTCATTACATACAGGTAAATATTCATCTATCTTGCCTTCTGCTCTAGCATCCATGAATCTTTGTGCTTCAAAGGAAGCGACAGTCATAGACATATCGAAGTATTCATCAATAGGCGTTAGACTAGCGCAGTAGTCGTGTAATTCATCAGCCGACATATGCTCCGCTTTCTTAATATCAAAGTCATTAAAGAAGTTCTCTCTATGAACATGTAATATAGTTCCTTTACGCATGGCTTCTGTTTGGTCTTGCGGTAGCCTTTGCACATAACTAAAGTTGTATTTCTTGGGACACCAATCGAATGAACCTAAAGAAGATTTAGTTATCTTCAATATAGGTTGTGATGGGTCGTCGTAATTTTCCGGCTTCCAATCATAAGTATATTCATCCATTGATTTAATTATCGCTTCATATTTTTCATCGTTATTCATCATAATGCCCCCTTTCTTTTCATTTCATCAACAAATGATGTAAACTCACCATCTAACATATCTACATACCAAAGAAGAAAATCCTCAAAGGACATATCTTCTTTAACAGTTAATTGAAACTTACCAAATTCATAAGTCCACTTTTCTCTTATTTCATCTAAACTATCTTTCATTTTACTTTCTTTCAAAACCATTCCTCCAAATTTGTTTGTATTTTACCCGATTTGATATTAGACAAATCCCAATTCATAGCCTTATAAATTGGTTCAGCCTTCTTTATTACTTGCTCGGCATAGTGTTGATAATCGGGTTTATACTTATCAAAATCAATATACCGAGAACCTGCTACATATTCAACAGTCTTCACTTCTTTAGTTAGCGGGTGTGTAAATACTTCACCGGACTTTGCTACTTTAAGGTATAAGTAAGAGTCGTCAAATGTAATGTCTTTTTGTTTGGCGTGTAATACACCTGCAATACCCGAACCTATTGTTGGTTTTTTACCATCTAAAGTCCTAAAATTCTTAACATCTTCACCGCATTTTTTACACCATCTTAAAGGCAAGCACTCATGTAAAGTGTATCTTGATTTACAACCCCATCCATGCTCTGTAACTTTAGAACATTTTACTTTCAATCTGTTTTCTTTAAGCCTACTTCTTTTAATAATATCTTGTAGTTCGACCTTTCCATCCAATACTGACATGTATTTATTGTGTAGATATTTGTTGATTTCTAACATTGGTTTTTCATTCACCCACATTGTCAATACATCGGTTTGAACTTCTTTAGCAAGTTTAGTTTCACTAACTCTTTTGGCCGTAAAACCTGTCATAATAAACTCCGGTTCATCTAGCCATTCTCCATCTTTCCAAGTTATCATACCTGCATTTCTATTCTTAGTTGTTCCAACACCCAATGCTGAATAGTATTTCTCAAACTCTAGCACTACGGGGTGTTGTTCTAATCCCATAACATTAGGGAAGTGTTCTCTAACACTAGACTCTATTTCTTTAATAGCGTCTTGTGCCTTTTCAACAGAATCAATTTGAACATAAATCGAATCTGTATGTCCGTAAACTACTTTCATAATATCACACACTGCTATAATTAAACATCATTCCAACAGGTTGATTTGCTAACTTAGCGACTTCTTCCATAATGTCTCTTATGTTGCTACTTGAAACTTTTGTTAGTTCTATCTCTAAGTATAGTTCTTCTACCTCTCTTTCTAAGCCTTCAATCCTTTCTTCTAATTTTTGTATTTCATATTTCATTTCTTTTTCATTCATAATATCACCGTTATTATTGTTATAATGGTCGCTATATTTACAATATTTACCATCATTAATATTTTATTGCTCTTAGCAATCATAGCGAGTAATTCCTCAAGGAGTTCATTTGTCTTGTCCATCATCGACACTGTTATTCCTCCGTGTCTTGTCCATCAATTTCTATAATAGTTGCCTTACGCTTTACATTAGTTAGCATTTCTATTATATCATAAATGTCTTTTTCTGTTTCTTTCCATGTTTCTTCCGTATCGTATTCTATTTTGGCAACTACATATTTTGTGTATTTCATATATTTAACCTCCTATATTCTCCTTCACCTATTCTTTCTACTAATTTAGGCATAGTAGATAGTAGGCTACCTACCTCTTGAGAGTTTCCAATATACATACTAGTTCCTTTCTTTTCAACAATAGCGGAAACAATTTCATTAACTGTAAATGTCTCTTCCATTTCCTCTACTGTTTCAAGAATCCATTTCTTAAAATATTTATTCAACTAAATACCTCCTCGTAGTCACAAGAGTTACATGCCAATTTAGCCCTTTTCTTAGTATGTTGAGCATAAGAATAATTAGTTTTGGGCTTCAATTCTATGTAAGTTATTGAACCTCCACATCTAGGACATTTCATTGTATCAACCTCTTTTCAAATGCTTTTATCTTATTCCTCATTCTTGTAATAGAACCCTTTTGTAAGTTTATTGTTTTATTAAGTTCTTTGATTTCTTCTTGTGCTTTTTGTGATTTAGTCATAGAAGAGATAATAACATCTTTTAGTTCACTAACTTTTTCATCCACTATTCTTTCTACAATAGGTTTTATGTCATTAGTTATTTGGTGCTGAACTTCAACTCCAATATTGCTATGTAATACATCAATAGAGGATTTTAAATCTTCTATTTGCTTTTCCATATTATCTACTATTGCTATTGCATTAACAGTTTTATTAGCCATAACCTTGTATCTGTTTCTTCCTCCGCTACCTCTACAAGCCTCGCATATTTTTTCTGTTGATTTCAAAGACCTCTTTCTAAAGACCTGCCTACATTCTCTACATTCTGTTGTTATACTCATTTTTATTCCTCATTTTTATTTCTTCTGCACATCTTTTACAATGAAACTTACCCTCAAATTGAGGATTATGTGCCAATGGTTTCATACATTTTATTCTATTCATTCTTCCGACTCCTTTTTGGTTTCACTTTATTTATTAACATAATAAGGCCATAGTCCACACAATTTCTGCATACCGACCATTCTTCATTTCCTAAAACAAATGTCTTAAGATATTCATTTTTATTACATATCATACATTCCATACTTCCCATTATACTTCCAACTCCTTTACTATCCATGCTGATACGCCATAAATAGGATTAGCACCATAAACACACCAACCAAAATAACTTCTATCATTTTCAGCCTCATATTTTGCTATTTCTTCTTTACTCCAACGATATAAACATGGTCTGTAAAAAGGAATATCCCCTGTATCTTCTTCGGCTTCTTGTAATACAATATCTCCTAAGCCTTCATGTGGCGGTAATTTATTTAATTGTAAACTCATACTTCCAACTCCTTCGCCTTAAATGCGGCTAGTCTAATCGCTTCTCTAGCACTAGCAGTAATACTAGCGGCTAAATCTACATCGGCCCAACCAAATCCTTGAAACGCTAATACACCATAAAATGAAGCCATTAGTCTCTTGACCGCCATTTGGTTATTATACCACTTGACATACTCATCACCTTCGGAGTTCTTCATTCTTTTCTTGTAATCATTTCTTAACTCTTTCAATTCAAGAACTGCTCTAGGTAATAGTCCTAGTTCATCAGTTCTATAATAGTGCATTCGCTCTCCTTCCACTTCGCTGAAATCTCTTGGTGTTAATATATTAACCCCAAATTCAGTAGGTGTTTCGCTCTTAGTTTCCCAAGATATGTTTCTAGCAACCATCATTGAAGGATATAGCCCCGCAAAGTCAAATGCCGCTACATTAAGATGTAAACCATTAGTATTCTCACTAAGCGGGTCATAAATCATAGCCCCTTGATATTCTCTTCTATCAGCACTTTTGATACCTGTTGGTGCTTTCCACCAAGCATTTCTCATAAAGTAAATAGAACCCATATGTGAAGCATAGAAGCAAGCCTTGAAAGGTGCTTTTAGTAATCGTTGTAATGATATTATTGCTTCACTACAATAGTTTGATTCATCTATTTTAACTAAGAGTTCTACATCTACTAAGGCATAATTTAAGTATGCTTCTGTATCTTCTAACCATGCTCTACGATAAAATTCGTTAGGGTCTTCAAACTTAGTTTCCATTACCTTTCCTTCATCGAACAATATCTTAGAAACATAATCAAGACTTAGTGAAGGTAATGTTCCTCTTTGAGAATCATTCCATTGTCTTTCAAATGCTAGGTCTAAGTTAAGAGTTAGCCTTCCACCAATAGGTTGTTCAATTGGTGAATAACCATCTTGTCTCTTAAAACTGCAACCTTTCTTAAGTTGCTTAACTCCATCTATCTTATGATAAGGCGACATGATTAAAGGATTCAAACCCAAAGCACATGCTCTATCTAATAACTTAGGTAAGTCGAACTTAAGACCAAACCATGCAATTAACATATCGGGGTCTTTAGCAATCATATATCCCATAAAGACTTCAAGCATAAATTTTTCATCACGACAAAAATAAGTGTTGTGTTTTGTTTCTGTATTATAACTTATTATTTGGGATGGGTTATAACATTGATGGCCTTCGGGAAACCAAGTCCACTGAATGTATTTCTTATCGTAGTTATCATACACTACAATAGTAGTAATGCAACCATCATGTTCTCCTCCTTGTTGCCATTCCATATCCCAATACCACTTACGCATATTGTATTCGGGCATCTCATTAACTTCATCAACTGCATATCTAAATGTATAAGGCACATCAGCCTCATATGTTTTAGTAAAGAGTTGCCTAGCACTTTTTATGTCATATGATTTTTCAACATAGACTCTCTTCAAAGGTTCACCTTCTAGGCTTTTCCAATCTCCATCTTCATATTCAAATCTACCATTGGTATATTTGTTCAAAGGATAGTAATTTCTTTCTACCTCATCTTCTAAAACATAGAAGTAGGGTCGAAACTCTACCTCTTCGCTTTTTCTTTTTCCGTTTTCTCTCCAAGATTTGTATATTGTATTTCCATTTTTATTACTAATTATCATTTATATTCCTCAATTTGCTAAGTGTGGTGCTTTAATCAAAAGTTTATTCTCCGATATAATTAACATCGGGAAATCATCTTTGACATAAAAGTTCAACATTTCATTGTCAAACAATACATGTAGTGGGCTAGAAAAATCTAGTGTTGCTGATTCTCCAATATTGCCTTCTAACTCAATAGAAGTTTCAAACTTATTTGAGTTGTTAGTAGCACTAGACAGTGATAACTTATTCTTATCATGTTCATAGTTTAGGTGATAAACACCACTACCGATTAACTCACAAAGTTTCATAGTTTCACTAAATGTATTTGAGTCTAATTGAAATGCACCTTCATATTTTTCTTTGTTAAAGTTAAACAAAGTTTCTAGGTTTTCCTCAAAGCGTGTATCTAGGACATGCTGACCCATACGATTTAATGTTTCCATATTAGGATGATTCGCAATAGTAGGTTGTGAAAGTTTACTATTGTTATTTGTCATAGTAATAATATCACCACAGTTTACTACTACATCACCACTGAACTTCTTTAGATATTTCAACAACTCTCCGGTTTCACCAACAACCGTTCCGTCTTCATCACCTTCAACAGTTATATTGACTCTAACTATTAATGAATTAATAGAATCGCAATTCCATAAACTCAATGTATTATTGTGCAATTTAGCGTAAAAATACTCTATTAAAGTATTATTAGTTAGACTTGCACCATTGAAGTATTTTCCTTTCAATTGTATATCTGTTAATGCTTTGACTAATTCTTTTGCATCTACTGTAAATTTCATATTTCTCCCTCTCTTAATTCCTTTAGTCCATTCCATGTAATGTTAGGTGGAGTTCCTTGTCTTGTAGTCCACTTAGAACCTACAAGTTTACCATTAGTTCTACTACCCAATAATTCAGCAAAGAAATGTAGTTCTCCCTTTACTTTCTTTTTAGAACAGTAAATCTCTTGTTCAAGTTTACCTCCCCAATCTTTCCACATTGGCTGAACTCCAACAGGCACATTATCGACATATTTTTCAGTATCATGCGTAATAAATATTACATCACATTCTAAGTTGTATATAGTATCTAATAAATAATAGAATGCTTTGTTTCTGTTACCATATTGGAACGGCATAATCTTTGTCACCACTCTAGGATTAGGATTAACTTTCAACATACATGAAGAAAGCCAAGTATCTACTCCATCAATAACAAAGATAGGTTTATCTCCTGCATCTATTGATTGCTTAGCATGATTGATAAATTCTAACGAGCGTGATTCACTTTCGTTAATATCAATAATGTTATCTTTATTCATTACAATAGGACAAAATACTTCTATTCTATCTGTTGCATCGTGGTGTTGAAACCAAGTTGATTCAACGCCTCTATCCCAATCTAAAACAAATATCTTTCTATCGGGGAAGTCTAATGCAAGTCCGGTTTTACCCGTCTTTGGTTCTCCCCAAATACCCAATACCATTCTAGGTTTTCTATTCTCTCTTTTCATTTTCATTAATTCACTAAAATTTATTTTCTCTTTTCTAAAACTCATAATTTTCACCTATCTCATTTTTATCTAATAATAATTCTGTTTCTTTCAATAATCCCCATGCGTTTAATATGCGACACAATTCATTTTTGCCTTCACAAACATATCTTGTCTCCTTAGTCCCAACATGAAGTTTAATCCAATAACTATCTTTTTTGTTTTCATTTTCCTTCCAAGTAATAAAGTCTACACTATTTAAATCAATAATATAACTTTCATTTTTTAGAAGGAATCTTTCCTCAATAATTCCTTTTCTATACATTTTTATTCCTCTAAAAAATAGGCTTCGCACCTATCCGAGCGTCAATTTCTTCCTCAAGTTCACACTTACACTTGGGCTGCTAGGGGTTTGTTGTATTATTGATGGAGCAACAACAAACCCCCCTTGGAATCTAATCAAAACCAAACAATGTCTTCATCCTCTACGCCCTGTTCTTCGGCAACCGGATTACCAAATGCCTCTTGAACTAACAAACCACTAGTATTAATTGTAATTGGTTCGGCTTCCCCGTCGATAATTCTTTGGGAAGTTCTACCGACAACAATGACGGTTGAACCGATACCAAAGTTAATGTTGATGTGTTCGGGAATCCAACAAGTAGTTGCTAAATCTCCATCGTCTTCTGTCAATTCCATATCGGATGCTTTATCAGTAATGGATAAGATTCTATTACCGTTAGCAGTCGGTGTCATTCTTTGATTAACAACCGTTCCTTCAACAATAGCGAATCTTTCTTTTGTTGCTTCCATTTGTAAATTAGTATGTAGTCTATCCAAATCAACAAGCGGTGTTCCGTTCTTAGGATAGTTTTCATACAAACAAGATGCAAAGTCAAAAGAACTCATATCCCTGTAATCGCTATTATCGGGGTTTAAATCAACATTTCTAATTAGACTGTCTTTAGTCGCCATAGTCATACCATACAAGTTTGTTCCATCATCACTAGGAATAGCCTTGAAGTGAACCCAATCAAAAGTTTCGGGTGCAAAATCTATTCCACCTTGATTCTTATAAGAGAAGTAGTAAGACTTCATATCTCCACCGTCAATGCTACCAAAGAAAATACCATTTCTTCTAAATTCATTCTTAGGTAAAGGCTTACCATATCTTCTATTTTCAGCACCGCTTGTATAATTAGGCATACTGTCTAATGGAATAATAATAGTTCCATCTTCCAATTCTTCCGCACCATCGGGTAGTTTCTTTACCATAGTTTCTTGATAGTCACCTTTATAGTATCTTTCAAGATTATATGTTTCATCTCCATTATCAGTAGCAACCGCAACAATACCTTCGGATAGTGCTTTTTCACCATCTCTTAGATATTCTTCTCTTGCTTTGTTTCTACTCCAACTCATCATATCTCTTGGGGCTTCTAGGCTTACAAAGAAACCGAATGCGCTCTTAACTAAACTGTTAGAACCACTATTGGTATTTGCTTTCTTTGGTTTCATATTACCACGCACATAGTTTCTAAATAGTGATTGAGATACAACATCGTTTACATCGGTGTTGTTCTCTTCACATATAGAACGGTATTTTGTTTCCGCTTCATCGGCGGTGATACCCATATGCCCTGCTCCTATTTCTATTTCTTTCATTATTTTTTCATCTATTTCTTTCATATTTTTTCCTCCTTAAAGTTGTCCTACCATCCATGAAATTATTACTTTAGGGGTCATGGTAGTAGAACGGTATTCTGCTTCCCCTATTATCCTAAGAAGTTTAAACTTCTCTTTGGACTCTAAACCTTCTGCTTCTAAAACAGAATTATGAAGTGCTAAACATATTTCTTTCACACTTCTTCCTCCATACAATATATCGTGTAATTTATCTAATGTTTCATTAGGTTTTTTATTAAGTATTAAATTTAGTATTCCATCAAACTCTTTCAACGAGTTTTGTATTTGTTTTCTTAGTGTGAAGTTTGAGGCATTGGCAGCCTGTATTTCTGTAATTGCCCTGCGTAAATCTCCATCTAATTGATATATAAAGCGAGCCAATTCGGTTTCATCGAATCCACTTACGCCTTCTTTATCAAGAATCTTAGTAATTACTTCAAGCACTAATTCATTTTTTAATGGATTGAATCTGTAATTTGCACACCTGCTTTGTAATGGAAAGATAATCCTTGACCTATCATTACAAGTAATGATGAATCTTATATTACTAGCATATCTTTCCATGATACGCTTTAGCGCATTTTGAGCGTCGTTAGTCATACCATCCATTTCATCTAATAACATTATTCTAAATGGGGCTTCACCAATAGTTCCGCTTTGTGCTACTTGTTTAATTGTAGTTCTTACATTTTCTAACCTTCTATCATCGGAAGCATTTACTTCAAAGAAGTTATCTTTGAATGCTTCTCCCAACATATCCTTTGCTAATGCTATACCTGCTCCGGTTTTACCTGTTCCGGCAACACCGTAAGCAAGAACATTAGGCATATTCTTTTCTAATACCCATTGTTCAGCATCTAATACAAAATGTTCTTGTCCTACAATATCACTTAATTTACTTGGTCTGTATTTTTCTGTCCATAACATTATATCCTCTCCAACTTAGATTCTATTTCTTCTATCTTATTTGTAACATCAAAGACTGCTTGAGACAATTCCATATCTATATGATGGGGTTTGTAAATATCAACCCAATCTAAGTTATCGTAAATCATTTCTATATCTTCTAGTGCCTCTAGCAATTCTTTATAGTCTCTTAATTTGTCTTCTATTTCTTTTATCCTTTCCGATGCTTTCATTTATTCACCCTCCAAATCAAGATATAAGTCAACAAGTCTGTTGAATGAACTTTCCGGTTCTTTCTTTAGTTCGTACAAGTCCATTATTTCTTGTAATCTTTTCATTAATTCTTTTTTCTTCATTTTTATTCCTCCTTATTCTTCCAAGCAACCTGTCTTACTTTTTCATCAAAATATGCCTTCTCAAACCTACGACCCAATACAGAAGATAACTGATTAATTGTTATTCCCCAAGCAGGAAATTTTTTCCTTCCCGCCGTATTTACACTTTTTGTATTGTGTAATAAATCGTATATTTGGCCTGTTGTCATATTTGGTGTTTCATCTAACATCATTTTTATTTTCTTTATTATCATTTTGTTTCCTTTTCTTCCCATAATTCTCATCTCTATTTTTCCATATTATATTATTATCTTTTTTACTAAAACCCACCTTATCGAAATAAGATGAGAGAATATTACTTAGTTGGTGGATTGTTAAATCTCCACCATTTCTTTTCATACTGTTTTTAGAAGGATGTTCTACCATCCTATTGTATATTTCTCTAGTAGTTAATTCATTACTACCGACTATATTTATCAGTCGCATGACTACTCTCTTTTTTCCCTTTCTAATCTTCATAAGTAGTCACCCAAACTAACCTGTTTTTTCTTAACGGGCTTTGCTTTACGCACCCGCTTTTCTCCTAAGTTCATTAGGCGACACTCACTATTATTTAGTTTGCTTTTAGCAAATTTAACAAAATTTTCATCTTGTATTAATTGCTTAAAGACTCTCTTATCAGCGTTTTTAATACCAAGCCTTCTTAACAAAGAAGGAACTTTAGAATATTGTTTTCTAGTTGGCATATTCAACCTACCATAAAACCTACCATCATAAGCGTATGCTAACATTTCATAGAAGTAATCTTGCGACCATCTTCTTCTAACTCTACCATCAATGAATAACAATTTATTCGGATTTGAATTTACACAAAGCCAATTCAATATTTGAGTATCGGATGGTTTGTTAATCTTCAAAACCCTACAAACTTCTTCTCTATCACTTTCTTTCAAGAAGTAATTCACTAAACTAAAGGTGTCCATCTGTAATGAAAAGGGTTCTTCGCTTCTAGGTGCTAGTTCTTTAATTGAGTTTAATAAGTGCTTTTCAGTCCCCGCCCTTTTTATTTGACAAAGAGGCTTCACTTCCTTTGGAATGTCTTTTTCATTAAGCGAGGTCATTACTAGTTTACCTCTATACCGTCTAATTATATTCAATAAGCGTTCTTTATCACTATTATAATGAATATCTTCGATAATAAGTCCATTTTCAACATTAATTGAATTTGAGTCTATTTCTAATTCATCACTAAATATAACCAAAGCATCTGGAAGTATCTCTTTTGCCTTTGTTGTTTTTCCTGTTCCTGTTTTTCCTGTTATTATTATTGGTCTATTTCTATTCATATTTGTTAATCCCATTACATAACCCCTTTTAATTTAAATAATTCTTCTAATCCTTCTAATTGTAAGTGTCTTGCCTCGGCTACTATTCTTACTGCTCGTTTAAAGTCGCTAAGACTGTCGTTAGCATCGGGTAAATCCACCAATAACTTGTGAACTACCAACGCAATATTTTTTATTCCCGATATAATTAATATCGGTGTTGGTCTACTTTTATTTTGTTGAGGTTTAAACTTAGACTCTATATCATATTGAACAAGAGTTCTTTGTATTGCTTGTAGGAACTTAGGACTGCCTCTAATGCTAATTGTTAGTTTAGTTCGATAGCCTATCAAAATATCATTGTTTTTAGTTAGCCCTATGTGTCCTTTAGCCTTAGCAAGAAATATACCCTTTAGCATATCTTCACTATACATTGGACTCAACCTCAAAGAATCCAATGAACTCACATTCTACTTGCATATACTGTAAACCTTCAAGAACAAGATGTTGAATATACTCGTAGTGTTCTTGAAAACATCCGCCCAAAACAATGTTTAGGTTTGTGTTTTCTACCCTTCCAAACAAAGAAGCCTTTTCCTTATCTTCTTTTGCTTCAATAATAAGCATGTTTCTTTCAAAATCTTTTGGAAGAACAATGCTATCATTACATCGTAAAGCAACATATAGTCCTTTAGTTATAACAAATATATCTCCCTCTGTTATGTCACTATAAAGAGCATATGTAAATATAGATGCTTTCCCATATTTATTTATCAAATCTTTAACTTCCATAGGGCTAGTCAAATCATCAGTTTCATAAATTGTTTCATCAAACATATCTTTTAGCCACTTATTCCAATCTTCTGTCAAACTAAATCCTCCACATCATTAATATTGTATCTATTCAAGCCGTAGTAGCCTTCACTATGATAAGGAAGACCAACATAAAGACAATAGCACTCTTCACAACAAAAGGCTCTTTGGCCTATTGGTGTCATAACCAAATATTTTACTGATTCTTCTCCACAATTAGCGCACATTATACTAAAGCCTCCACATCTTTTATTGTATTAATATCAGCCACAAACTTATCATGTCGTATTCTTTTACATCTAGGAAATCTTAACCCATAGTTGCCCTTTGCATCTTGAGTAACTAAGTCTGCTGATACTTCTAAAACAACTCTCGGTAATAAGTTATATGTTCCTTTATCGTAAGTTTCTACATTCTTTCTTAGTTCATTTGTTAGCCAAACTAAATCAGCATCACTAAAACCCGTTCCAATAGAACCTACCGATTTGAAACCACTATCGCTCTTTACAGAAATACCGAAAGTTCCAAACACATTTGCTCTTGAGCCTTCACCGTATTTAGCAGTAGTAATAACCACATCTAATTCAATGCGAGGAGGCTTGTATTTAGCCCACCCTGCGCTTCTTTTACCTGCTTCATAAGGTAAGGTAGGGTCTTTGACAATAATGCCCTCAAAGCCATCGTTAATCGCTCTATTATAGAATGCTAGAACATCACCGCCCTCTTCCATTCTATGTGCTTGGTCGGGTAATTCTTTCATCATAGTAAGTCTATGTGAATAAGGCATATCCGTCAAAGTTATTATCCTGTATTTTAGACAATCAAATATAACCCACTTGACTTTAACCTTCTCTCTTGCTTCTGCATGGTCTTTAGAATGAACTCTTGTTCCCATTAGTTTATGTTCAGCAGGTGAACCATCATCTTTAATTGGATATATTTCTCCATCAAGAATACAACGGTCAACCGGATATTCTCTAACCCGTTCTACAACATCTTGAAACTGTGGAGTAACTATGTTTCCTTTACGATTAAAGATAATTATATTATCTCCTTCTTTGTGTATTTGGTATCTGTTGCCATCATATTTGTAATCTACAACTTTATTCTCCGGCCATTTATCCATAGGAACTTCTTTCGCTAACATTGGTTTTACAAAAGAGCCATGTGATAAATTACATGGTGGTTCTTCTTTCATTTCATAATATGTGCAAAGATTACTAAGACTGTTAAAGTTAGAATGATTCTTAACCTCACTAATTTTCTTGTCGTAGTATTTTGCTAACACTTTCTTAACAACTCCACTATCAATACCGTTTGTTGGTGAACCCAACCAATATCTAACAAACCACTTTCTTTCTAGTGCTGACATGTTTAACAATATATCTTTCACTACAACAAAAGAAGCATCATTTACAGAACCACAAGCATTCTCTAAAACCCTAAGAACAGAATGAATACCTATATTTCTTTGAGTTTCTGCTCCTGCGTCTAGTAAATATACTGCTTCTCCTAGTTCTCCATCTATTGCATACAATACTTCTATTTCATCGTCAAAACAATCAAACATCTTAGTTAGCCAAGACTTAGCCTTTGCTAAACCAATATTATTACTAGGATATTCCCTAGCCAATAACTGTATTACTGCACTCTTGTAAGTATCAAACTTATCTAGTTCTGTTGCTATCAATTTTACTTGTTGAGTTGGTGTTTTGTCCTTTGTGGATTCTAACAGTCGGCTCATCATCTTCCAATCTATCATCTATAATCATCTCCTTATTTTTATTTACNTTTGTTATTAATTCTTTTAGAAGGTCGCTAACTTTACCTTCATGTTTTTCAGCGTAAGCCCACATAGCATTCGCTAAATAAACCCAATCATTCCTCTTCATTANCGTCACCACTATTGATAATACCCATAATACGGGTGAAGTTAATCATAATAGCGTTCATTACTTGAACTTCATCCATCTTNCCNTGTTCTATTAATCTGTTAGTCATAGAGATTAATGTNCCTTGAACTAAAGGAGGGGCTATTGTTCCTAACTTAGTGTCTGTTTGTATTTCCCAATACATAACAAAAGAAGCCCTNGTAAATTCATTAGTGTTGCTCATTTGTGAAAAGTCTTTATCGAAGTGTTCTTCTAATCTTTCGTTAGATAACTTCTTTCTAATTTGCTTTCCCCACTCCTTAAACTTCTTATCATCTTGCCAAGTTCTAATATATCTAAACATTATTCTTCGCCTCCAAGAACTTCTTTATGCTCCGCTACATAATGTTCTATTACAGGGTGTTTTGATACTCTTATAGCATTTGATAAAATATACAAAGAGTCTGCTATATCTTGTGGTTTAACTCTACTGTTTCCTACCATATTTGTTTCAACTTCCTCAAGTAAAAAACCTGCCAAAGTTACAATATCTGCTCTAAGGCGTTGTATGCAACCTTCCGACCATTCTCTTTTAGGATTCATAGCCTTCATCAATTTCTTTATTTGCACATCTGTTATAATTTTCGTCATTCTAATTCTCTCTCCAATATTTTTAATAATAATTTAGCCTCTTCAATATTCATGCGAATACCTTTTCTTGATGGTTTGTCATTAACATACCATCGAACATCAAAGACTTCAATGTTCCAATAATTTCCACGCTTAACTAATATTTCTTCTGTTGCGTTTCGGGCTATTGTTCCCTTTGTTTCTAAATCACTCAACTCATCCACCCCTCTTTGAACTTCTTTAGTTCTTTTAAAGAAGTAAAATATCTAGGCGTATCTAATTCATCTAATCTATTTACTACCCAACAAGCACCGCCTAAAGATGATATTTGCACTATCTCGTATTGTCCCTCATTAACTTCAACTACTTCTTTAGTTCCTATCTCCGGCACTAAACCATACATTCTAGTTAATTCTTGAGAAACATCTTGCATGTTCTCCATAACATATTTGATAATGTGCGCTCTTTGTATTGGTATCTTTGGTGCAACATCTATCTTTAGATTACCTGTCATATTACAGACTATACATTTATTCCCTTTACAAATAGGGCATTTTATCTGTGCTTTATGTGGTGCAGGTAAATTAACTGTTATTGCTCTTTTTTTCATTTTCTTCACCTTCTAAACATACCTTACACATACCGAACCTTCTAGCATAATACTTAGACATATCTCTCCAACAATTAGGACATTTCATTATTATTCCTCCGGTAACAGAACCGCTACATCAGTAGAATAGAAAAGTTGTGCGATAGACATAGCCGCCAAAAAACTATTCTTAGTTACTTTAACAGGGTCAAAGACTCCTGCTTTTCTTAAGTTTTGAGTGCTACCTGTTAAAGCATTAAAGCCCATATCTTTCTTGCCAAAAGAAATAGAAGGATTGTTTATTCCACTATTATACTGTAATACTTTCATTGGTTCTTGCATGGCTAACTCAAACCACTTAGAATCTTTTATGCCCTTTGTTGCTACCTTAGCGGCCCTTGCTAATGTTAGTCCACCGCCAACAATAATCCCTTCTTCTAGTGCGGCTTTTGTAGCATTAAGAGCATCGTCTAATCTTTCTTTCTTTTCTCTCATTTCAATAGATGAAGAAGCACCAACCTTAATTGTAGCAACGCCACCACTAAGTCTTGCTATTCTTCTCTTGAGTCTAAGTTTATCATACTCGTCTTGAGAATCTTCAAGTGTTCCTTTTAGTGTAGTTATTCTGTTTTCTGTTAGTGGTCTATTACCTCCAACAAAGATTGTTTTATCTTTAGTAATTGTAATAGTATCGCAACTTCCAAAAGTATGTGCATGTATTTTCTTAGGGTCGTCTTTGCTTTCATCTGTATAGACAGTTCCACCAACAACTCCTGCAATATCGGCCAACTCATCTAATTGAGCATCACCAAAGTTAGGTGCGGTAATTACTGCTACATCAATTGTCTTTTGTAATAAATTCATAATGACATTATTCATAGCATTACCATCCATTCCTTTACAGAATATAACTAACGGTTGTTTATTATTAGCCGCATGTTCCATCATAGGTAATATTTCACTAAAGTTTCTTATCGCTAAGTTAGATAAGAAAATCAGTGGACTATCAAATGTGCATTTACCATCTTCACTATTAGCCATTAAATGACTCATATA